CCCGATTAAACGAGATCTCCTTCGAAAAGGGTTTTGGTAAATCTATCAATAGGGAGAGGATTTATCATCAGTGCTCTGGAGGAGCATGGTGCCTTAAGAGACACAGAATTGCTTGTAAAAGCGTTCAAACTGTCTTGAGAGGACTCGAAAGTCAGACACTTGCTTTATGGTTTCGTGAAACCAGACGTTTGTGGGCTATACACTTCGTGTGTACGCGACAAGACGACGTAGCCGTATAGGCTTTTGGTTGTTCTTCTACATCTTGTTGACACAACGATGGAACGAACAACCAAGACTGATTGGCAAGTTTAAGTCGATAATTGGCGACTATAAAACTTACAACAGATTTCGAATTGATAAACCACATAAAAGGTTTACTTAATTTTAGCTTTTGTATCCACTTTAGCTGGATTCGAATCTGTGCTTATACTTATCACTTATGGTAGATAAGTCAAAGATGGCCTTTGAAGGAATAGGGTAATAACTAACTCTAGCTTTGAGAATGTCTTCGATCAATCTAGAGACTTATTAACTCTGTACTCCTTACAAAATAGCCTTGGCGTGCAATCCTGGAAACCTTAGGATCTTTTTGTTCTATTTGCTATAGAACTGTTTGGTAGTAAGCAATTTTAGCATGTTTCTGCTCATATCAAAAGTATTGATATCATAACCAAACGACCATTTCGAACAAAAATCGACATTGGCCCAGTGAGAAACAGAGATCTATTTGATGCATTGTCCTAGACCTATTGGTTAGACACTCTATTTCTTTCTCGATGACAACAGCAAAATAGAAGCCTTGATGGCTGCTGTCAAAGATTTGTGGCAACTGATGACTACATCATCACCTGCAGCTAACACTCGGCACATATGGGTGTACTTCCATGGTTAACGGATGCCGGCGTGTTAGAGGTAATAATAAGCATAACATATGCTTCTAATAGTATTACCTAGAGTGGTTTTAGTTGGGTGTCCACTAAAAGTCGTTCCAAAAATTTTATTGTAGATATAGTTTGACTGAACAAATTATCTATCTCTACCATTTTTCACATTACGACTTTGGTCTTTTTACCAGACCGCCCAGACGTCATCAGGCCACACACGATACACAACTTATGGTAAGTGTGTAAAACAATAATTCACGTTATTGGTGGCTGAATCAATCAACTTTGATGCTAGCTTTTAGACATCTGCTTTGAAAGCATTAGGGTATTTACCTTGAGCATTGTTCAGTAAATCCACTAGTCCTGGTCTTAGCATCTTCATGAATTTGTTATCAACAGCATCCATGACTTGGTAATTTTGGGTAGAATCGAAACCCGAACCGTCCAAACAGATGTTTTACCAATCATCTGTTCTATCCTTCGAAAACTCTTCCTTCATGGCATCCTTGGTTAATCCTTGAATGAAGCCTGGTATAGTCTTTTTGATAGGCATCCATAGACAAGTTTGGAGAAGAGTTAATATGCCGCACAAGGCATCACTAGGAATCATGATATTTCTAGGTCTATCATCACGACCTCGCAAGAATCCATTGTCAGATTGAATGTCTGTACCGTAGTAGACTTAACCTGATTTGACCATAGTCATGAAACTTCCTGCTGTTCTGGCTTAATCAAGCATCATTTGCTAGACAGTGTTAGCATAATACTTGATCTTTTTTCCATTCTAGAAATCTTTGCTCTTCAAGATTTCAATGGGGTCGAACTATACCTGTTTGATGTCTTCGACAATCTTAGGCATAACATCAGCAAAATAACGATCTGTCATTTCGTCCAAAGCTTGGACGTGATCAATTGCTGGAGCAAGTTTCGGGGCTAGATGTCTCTAGTACATTCCATGAATAGAATTAATTAGATACTTACTGCTCCATTAATACTATACTTCTCCCGAAAGTAGTGCCAATCCAGTAGGAGTTGACACGACGGATTGAATGCCTTCAACGCACTTTTATCCTGCTGCAATGCATGGTGTAGGGTGCTAGACCATCCATTGATTAACTTGATCCACAGTCAAGTCACTTTATACACGATTCTTCTTGAATTATTCTTAAGAGTAGTTACCCCTAGAATCGACATTAGCAATATAGATGTCGTGTATATAGGCCACTTCCTTAGTGGGCTTAGCAAAAAAGTTCTCTTTCACTTCATATCCTTCAGCAGCAGAAGCTTGCAATACTTAGCAGCTTGTCTTAGGGACAGCGGGAGAACAAACATCGATCTTGGCCATTTAACAAATTCTGGTCCTATTGATCTTTTAGGTGCTGAGATAAGTCTTCTTTTCAATCTCTTTAACACCTCCAAACCTAATCTGTCCTTGTTGGTCCTTATTCCAAACAGTTTAGGTCTCTTTTCCTCTCTTAAAATCATCGTGATCATAATCTTAATCATCATCTTCGAATACTTTTTTCATCTTAATACTAAAATCAGATGTCAAGAGGGAAACTTTGCTCAAAATTTTCTTAGTGTAGAACATTTTACTAGTAGTAATCATGCAGAAGATCACAGCCCAGAGAGAAGTCGGGAAAAAGTAAAAGACACTATCGTTGGCAAGAAAATCATGAGTGTACAAAATGTAATCCACAAATTGGCTTTACATATCAGCTCGGCCTTTGAAGGCAGGAGCAGCGAAGTCTGATGTTGGCTAATACATTGACTTGTATTGCGAAATAGTAGGATACTACTTAACATCAAACTTATTCATCAAATCAACCAGGAACGAGGATTGATTTGAAGACCGTGTTGCGGCCTGTAGGTGACGTCTGTTCATAACTGGATATTGTACGGAGACAATACCGAGTTAAGAGGTAGAACAATCATGCTGCACATGAGCGTACCATCCATAATCTATTCTAAATTATGGTTGTCTTACGTGGACAAGAGGGTGGCTATAGGCAGTTCCTGAGGAAGCAGTGTTCATGTTCAAACGAGCTGATCCATCAGGAGACCGGAAGACTGTCAATTCACCTTAGTGAAATGGCAAGACATATCTTCCGGGAAGTGTGGGGAATTAACCACCCACTATCAACACTCTACCTTCAAAAGCTGGCTTCCATTCTGATAGATAGTAATGACTATCGAAAAGAACATAGGTGAAAACGTTGACAAAATGGATTAACTCTTCGCTTTAATTGCATTCGAGTTATCCTCCCAGTGAATAGTGCTTCACAGTGGGTTTCAGTTTTTAAACTGTTTTAGCCTATACTTTTCTGTATGTTGGCTATTTTCTTGGAGCAGCATTCTTCTTCTTGAAGTCAGCTCCCATCAAAATCTACTTGACTAGATTTTTTCTTTCTTTCTTTGCAAGCTTCAAAGCATCAAACTATTACTTATCACAAGTGAAGTCAGGGCACATTTTTCCATCTTGCCAGGCAACTCTGCATCCGGATTAAGGATCAAAAAAAGAAGAAGCATCGAGCAGGGGCGCGACCTCTTGCTCTTCGATTATTTGTTATGGCTAATCAAACCACGAGTCATGCTAAGATTCACCATCTAGTTATTCTTCTAGATTATGAACGTCAGATTCTTCACCAAACTCTCCCATGTCAGCTTTAAAGACTTGTCTTTTAAGAACTTTTTATGAGAGGTGAACCTAAGCTGGAGCTTCAGCTTGGACAGGTTTTAAGGCATCTTCAACAATAATGGCAACTTTCTTGACATAACCATAGCTACTAGAAAATTTGCCTGCACTTAAAACATAGTTTCCACTCAAACCATTAGTTTATTTGGAGTGGACAGCATTAGACATCTCGAT